GGATTGAGGTTCACGATGACAAGATTAGGGAAATACTCGCAAAGTTTCCTTCCGAGGCTGCAAAGATTGTTCAATCTGAGATACACTCTTGGGCACTTCGAACTTCAAACCTTGCAAAGAGAAGAGCACCTTACAGGACAGGAAATTTGGCCCAGTCTATAATGGGCTACCGATACGGAACTGGAGCGGGAGTTTCGGCCAATGTTGACTACGCAAAATACGTCGAACCGCCGCCTCTCGGTGTGCCAATGACAAGGCCAATGACAAGGACACAGTATCTCTACAACTCGGCAATGGAAGAAGTTGACCGGATGATTGACAGGATATCGCAGAAATTATTGAAACTAATAGGTGAGTAAATGGACTTCACTTTCACAGGGGAATTTTACAAGCTTGACGAAAACGACAGGCTTTTTATCTATGGTCCGGCATCAGCCGAGATTCTTGACACGCAAGGCGACATAATAGAGATTGATGCCATAAAAAAGGCGTTACCCCAGCTACTGAAAAGGGCTCGGGTTACAGTTGACCACAAGGATCAGATTGTGGGCGAGATAATCGAGTCCTACACCAAGGCCGATTTAACCTTCAAGACGGAGGTTCGTTTGCCCACAGATGACGAGCTTTCAAAATTTAGCAAGCTTGAGAAGGCAAAAGAGGCGTTGTTTGTCCTTGCGGAAATATGGAACGACACAAAATATTGTTCAGAGATTAGAAAGGCAATTGAAAAGGGCCAATACCGCTCATACTCAATTTCAGGCAACGTGGTCAACTCTCGGCCATGCAAGTCTGATGAGAACTGTGCAAGGATTGTTTCAGATATAAATCTATCGGCAGTCACAATCTGCCAGAACGGAGCAAATCCGGCGGCACAGTTTGACATTCTCAAAGAGGAGAATAACATGACAGAGGAAGCAAAGAAAACAGAAGAACCAAAGGTTGAGGTCGAATTTGTCACAAAGTCCGACTTTGAAACCTACAAAGCAGAAATGCAATCAAAGCTTGAGCCTCTTTCAAAGATTGATGAGATTTACGACCTACTCAAAGCAAAGAAAGAGGAAAAACCAAAAGAGGAGCCACAAGTCGCAAAGGAAGAACCAAAACCTGAACCAAGCGAAGGGCTCAAAATAAAGGTCGAAAAACTGGAAGAGGAACTCAAAAAGTTCAGGGACGAGTTCAAGCCAGTCCAGACATCAGCAGATGTTGAAGCAAAAGAACCAACGGTTGACGAGATTGTTAAATCCCTATCAAGGATTAAATTCGAATAAAGGTGAAAAAAATGGTAACACCCATGTTTAACAGTTACGAAGAGATGCTAAATCACTACTACTGGAGGCCGCTAAAGGATTCAGGATTCGATGTGAAGGTCCTCCAGAAGGCAAAGAGGATGAGCGAGCTTGACGAGGAGATAGAAAGGTTTGAGCTAAAGAAATCTGACGCCCCCGTCATTACATCAACTACCGGCGTAAGAAACGTCATTTACGGAGCCACCCTGAACTCCCAGGTCGTTACAGAGGCAAACGCCTTTTCCATACTTCCAAAGAGGGCATGGAACAAATCAGGATACAGGGCAATCACAGCAGCAGGGCTTACTTCAGGAGGGAACGTAACAGAAACTGGCGCAATCCCTGAAACACTAAAGCCGACATTTGCAGAGATAGGGGTATCGCCCCACAGGATTGCAAGGGCAACAAACATATCAGAGATTGAAATGCTCCTTGAGGGAAAGGACGACACAGTAAAATGGTCAGACATCATAAACTACACCGCATCAGAATTCAAGAACACCTTGAACAGGAACATACTGGCAGATGCGGACGGGGCTGCAACAGATGGCACCATCATAACACCGCTTGACAGAGTAATAGCCTCCTACTCCGAGCTTGATACAGAGCTTGGGTCTAACGAGGCAGATATCTACGGCCTTGACAGGGATGCTGGAGCAACATGGACGGATGCACAGGTCAGCCATGCCGGAGTATCTGGCACAGAAACTGACAGGACACTCACGCTTGGATTAATCGACGACGTTATTGCCGCATGCGAGCCCTACTGGGATTCTGACAAGAACAAGGTCATACTCACAGGTTACGACACTGCCGCAAGGATTGCACAGCTTGAGAGGCCAAAGGAGACATACCCAACTGACGCATATGTCGAATTTACCGTTGAGGGAATAAAGGTCAGAGGAAAGGAAGCCGGCATCCCCGTAGCAACATTCAACGGCATACCAATAATAAGATCCACCAACGTAGTCAAGGACACAATATCCAGAATCTACATCCTGGACCTTGACCACATCTCCCTTGAAACGCTAAAGCCGATAACCTACATGGAGACAACTGACCCGTTTGTCCAGAACACCTTTGGAAAGGAAGGGGTCTTCACATGGGTCGGCGAGATCTGGTGCGATAGATTCGCTGCACAGGGCAAGATCAGGGGATTGAAATAATCCTCTTTATTTTTTTCTGGTGATCAGATGGCAAGGATTAGATACAACGGACCCGAGACATATGTATGCTACGAGGGCGTATCAGGCCTAAGGTACTCTTTTACAGGACCAAACAGGGAGGCCAAGGTCGAAAACGCTGAGGACATCAAGATGTTCCGGGAAAAGGGCGGATTCACCGTAATCGATGGTGTTAATCTTGGAAATTTACCAAAGGCCAAGCGTGGCAACCCACAGAAAGAGGAAAAGAAAGAGGATTGAGATAGATGGCATTTTCAAGCACAATTACAAGTTACAGTAAAGCTGGCGACAAAATGGTCACAAGGGGAACATACACAAACGGCAACGGAGAAACGGGAGGGGATATTGACACAGGACTCGCAATTTGCGAGTTTATACAACTTCAACCATCTGGAAGTTCTGTAATTGCAACAGCACCAGTTGTTAACGAAACCTTGCCCGTTGCAGGTAGTGCCGTGACTGTTGTTACCGCAGATAATGAAGATGGATACTGGAGAGCAGAGGGTTATTAATCCCTTTTATTTTTAGGGGGATAAAATGAAAAAAATTACAATCACAATAATTCTGGCCATGTTGGCGGCACTGATGGTGAGTCCGGCATTGGCTGCTGTCAACGTGGCAACGGTGCAATACGACGGGGCTTGCACAACCGCCACCGTTGCAGTATCAAGCGGGACTGTATCCGTTGTTTTGACGGCGGTCAAAGACTTCAACATCACTTACAGCGGCGAAAGTGCAGGTGCGGTCACTATCACAATAGACGCAAACAGCTTCGACATCATAAGGACAGCTGTCCCTGTAATTAACATTGTTTATACTGGGGATGCAACAGCCTGCACAGCGGCAATAGCCACAGACACCTTGACATTGACAAGGGACGCAAACGCAACAAACACAACTTACGACCTGACAAATGCAAATTACGACACAATCGCCGAAGTGGTCGCAGCGATAGCCGCAAGGGACGATTTCAACTGCACAGTGTATGGAACAACATACAACGCCTTCGCATCAGCCGACCTTGTCGACATGGAAGCCACAAGTTGCAAGACGGCCCTTGACCTGACATATTCGGGAACACAAACTTGGGATATCACAAACGCAAACTACGACACAAGAGGGGAGCTTATCACAGCATTGAGTGCCGTAACAGACATCACAATAGTCGAGTGGGACGGTGACGACGATTCAGTCGCAACAGCTTTCGTTGACGTATCAACACAGGACATAACAACACTGTTCACAGTGACAACTACCGAAACCCTGACCTATACAGTTGCAACTTACAAGACCTTCGGGGAACTTGAAGACGCTATGGAATCAAGGGATGACATATCGGTCACACCATACAGCGACGTTTATGTTCAGGCAAGATTTGAAACTCTCGCAACAGCACCTCTTGACGATCTCGAGGCGGCAGATATCAAAGGCACAACAGCAACACTTGCGGCAGGCGGAACAATCGACGACTCATTCAGCCCATATTATAAGATATCTGGAACACTTGACGACGTGCTGTTCTGTATGCAGTTACGACAACCGACCAAATGGTATGTTGCTTACGAATCAAACAGCACAATCTATGTGATTGGCGGCCCATAAAAAGAAGGGGATGGATTTGATGGACAGTTCACAGGTCACTGCCGCAATAATCGGGATACAGCAGGATTTGGCCACGATAAAGAACGACTTGGAATGGATAAAAAAAAATTCTACAAGCGAAAACCTCGCAATAAAAGAAGTATGCACAAAGATTGAAGAAGTCGAGTCTTGGCAAGATAGGGCAGAAGGTGCAATCACACTCGCAAAGATACTCGGCGGAATGGGAGCTGCTGGACTGTTCATGAATATTTTGGAAAGATTATTCGGTGTTTGACATGGCAGAAGCTTTCAGGATACAGTACACAGGTTCGCAAACAACGGCGACAATGTATATTGAGAATAATGTGCTTACTCTTACGATAGGCTCATCAACAACAACTTATGCACTGACAAACGCCTCTTATGGCACATTAGCCGAGCTTGTCACAGCACTTGACGCTGTAACGGATGTTGTATGCTCTCTTGTTGCGACTGGGACAACATCATCAGCATTGTTAAATGACATCTCAAAAGATTACAAGGCTGACATCAAGACCTACATCTACACAGCAGGTTATTCAAATTACACAAGCCCGAAGAAGATTTGCTCCATTGTCAGAAGGACAGCCGACAAGATCCAGCAGTCTTGGCTTGACGAGGCTGACGCTTTCATTGAAAACCTCACCGGCCATGTTTTCAGGTCAACAACAATATCTGCAACGGATATCAACGTCCCAAGCGGCGACATACACACAAGCGAAGACTACGCCTACCTCTATATACCAAGCTCAAACGCTTTCACGCTTGATCAGTATCCTCACGTCACAACACTGACAACATTGACGGTCAACGGAACTTCGGTAACGCCGACTTATGTTATAATCGACGGGAACACCCTGATATTATCCTCTGACGCTGAAACCACGACTTGGATACCCGGAAGGGCGAAGGCTAACGTGGCTTTGACCTATGGTTACCCTGCAACCTCGAAAGAGGGGATACTTGCGGCAGAATACGCAACACTCTACATTTTACAGACCTACATGATAAAAGAGCTAATGGATGCAAAGCTTTCCGGTTCAACCGTTCAGCACATGGATGTCGTCATAACAGAGGGCACTTCTTCCGAAGATGCCACAAGAAGAGAGATTATTTCAAGGATGGCAGAGATTGAGAAGTCATTACCGAAGAAACAGAGGTTCGCATTAGGATGAGCACATTCAACCCGATAACCTTCTTGGCAAACGTGAAAAGGATATTTTCGGCGGCAACAGGGCTCACAGGGATAGCGACTTGGAGCTACCCTACATTACAGACTTCAGAGATAAAATACCCCGCAGTTTTCATTGAGATTATAGGTGGGGAAACAGGGTGGTATTCAACAAGCGATCCAAACTCCCTCCACCGCTTCTATGTGAGGTTTGTCGTGTTTGAAGACCAGACAACAAGTTCTTCCAGTTTGGGAAGTTATTTTTCATCAATCATTGACGCTGTCGTTGCCAATCCATATCTAAAAGATTCGGAACAAGTGGCGACTTGCGAATATTTTGGGGCTTACGAAGGAAGGTCTATCGGCTTTGACGTGGCCTCGACTGAAATTTCAGGACAATTATCAAAAAATGCAATAAGAATTGATGTTCCCTGCAAGGTCAGGGATACATAAGGTGAATTAAAATGGTATTTTCACAACATGAGGCTTTCATAAAAAAGGAATCCACTTGGGGAACAGGTGTTGATCCAACAAGCACAACAACAGCACTTGCTGAAGTCTTGGGGGCCACAACAAATATTGATTACAGGATTGAGAACACTGTGGGTGCGGTAAATCCCGCAAGCTCCGCCTACCCGACAGAGATAAGTTATCATGAAGCAAAAGTTAGCGGCAGCATTGATTTCATGTTCATAAACGCAATGCCTTTCGTGCCAATGCTTGGAACAGTAACAGCGGCAGATCCTGTTGAAGGGCAGGCTCCTTACACATGGACAATAACACCATCGGCGACACCAGCACCGTTCACGACCACAATAATAGCAAACGGGACAAATGACAAATGCAGGCAGATAACAGGGTGTCTTGCCCAGTCATTGTCTTTCTCAATGAAGCTCGGCGAACCTATCACTGGGAAGCTTGACTTCGTTGCAAAGGGGATTGACATAAAAGAGGATGCTTACACTTTGCCGACGGCAATAACTCTTGACGACGCTAAGGCTTGGAATCCGAAAGACACGACTATATCAATAGGTGCAGTATCAAACTGTGCTTACATAACTTCGCTGGACTTCACAATTTCAAGGACTGCCGACGTGGGTTTCAACCTCACCGCAAGGGAGGCTTCTCACCAATTCGCAGGAAAGTTTGAAGCAATATCCGGCAGTTTCTCGGCGTGGATAGCCGACTCTGCGACAGCAAACGAAATCGAGCAGCTTGTCTTGGGTGGAACATCAATCAACGAAACACTGACACAAACAAACGATATTGTCATTGATGCCGGTTACACCGACACCACAGCGGACACTTGGAAGATAACAATAGACGACGCACTGATACAGAGCGTTGACGCAACATTCCCTCTTGACACAAAGCATGAATACAAGTTCAACTTCTCTGCTGAAAAAATAACATCAGTCCTTTGGGAATCACCCGTAACAGTAGTTGCTGGGGCGTGGTAAATTGGCAATAGCTGACAAGTCTTACTTCCTGCATGAAAGGGATGAGAAGGGCAATCTGAAATCAAAGATTGTCGAGGTCGAGAAAGGTGTTGAGATTGAGCTTATACCCCTTGCAGATGGCGAATTGTCCACATTGGCCGATCCTAAAAAGGGATATATTACCATTTCAACCCACCTTGTCAGCCCAAAAATCACCCCTGATGAGCTTGAAAAATACGGGAAATCAGGGAAAATAAAGCGAATACTTGACAAGATGCTGGAGGTTTCCGGCATTGAAACCAGATGATAAGGCGAGGCTCTTTCAGGAGCAGATACTTCACAGGTTGGGTTACAATGTGTTCACCATACCCAAACTTACACCGATTGAGAGAAAGAGGCTCGTTGACGGCTATATGCTGTTCGAGTCAAAAGGTGAGTGGGAAGACCCAGAAGAAAGACAGGAAAAAATTGACGAGCTGATAACAGCAAGGAAGAAAAAAGATGGTAGAACATAAGCTCGGGGTTTCGATTGTAGGAGAAGACAAGGCTTCAGGGCCGATTAGAAATGTCCAGTCCGCATTGGTCAATCTTGACAAGTCTGCAAAGACCTCTGCCGGAGGGTTTAACACTCTCGGAGCGGCAGCGGCAACTGCGGCGGGTTTCATCGTTGCGGAGATTGGGGAGAAGGCGGTAAGTGCCGTTTCCGACCTTACGAAGGAGATGGTGAAGCTCGGCCTTGAACAGGACAGGCTTGCCACAAGGTCAAAGAACCTATACAAGAATTTAGGGCTTGAAAAATACCAGAAAGAGATTGCGAAGACAATCGAACAGCAGTCCATCATGACAGGGATGGATGACGAGGAATTACTTTCATCATATAACAAGTTGCTTGCGGTCACAAAGGACAGGACACAGGCAACCAAACTCCTGGCACTTGCCCAAGACATGGCGGCAGGTTCAGGGGAGAATCTTGAATCATCCACAAGATCAATCACAAACGCCCTGATGGGCCAGACAAGAGGGTTAAAACAGTTTGGCATTGACATCGAGGAAGACACCTTCAAGGCGACAACCTTTGCCGGCCAGATAAGGATGCTTGAGCAGGAGATAAACAAGCTCTACGCTGGAGCGGCATGGGAAGCCGGAAAGAGTCCGGCAGGTATATTTGCAGGGTTTGAAACTGCAATCGAGAACGTCAAAGAGATGTTCGGCGAGGAGCTTATCGAAAGCTTGGCCCCGACTTTGAAGTCGATAACCGACACCATAAACGAGCTTGCAACATCTGGAAAGCTTGATCCGTTAATCGAGAGCTTTGGAAAACTTGTAACAAGCGGTGTCAAGCTTGCCGAAACGGTATCGAAGATATTAATGGATATCATGGGATTCCAAAATTCACAACAAGCAGTCGAGTGGTTGACAACTACTTTTGAGAGGGCGGCGGTTGCAATAGATTCAATGGCAACTTCGCTTGAACGCGTACGTGACATTATCGCAGGCCTTGACCTTTCAAGATTACAACCATTAGTCAACTTATTAGCGGGGGCTTCAAATCCAGGTGGCCTTCTTGGACTTATAACCGGCGACAAGGCGTTGAACAATAGAATAGCAAAAGAAAATACAAACGCCACAAAGGACAACACCGAAGCCAAAGAGGAGGAAACAACCTCACAGAAAAAGGTTTCTGAAGAAAATATGTCGGCAGCCGAGAAGCTGAAGCTGATGAAAGGCACAACCCAAGAGGTCACGGCGGTAACAGGGGCTTTTGGAAACGCAATGGGAAGCGCAATCGGGACAATCGGCTCTGCGATGAGGTCTTTGGGCGGCGGAGGTTACAGCACAGGTGGCGGAGGGGGGTGTGGTGGAGGAGGATGCAGGACCTTCAAAAGCGGCAGCTACACAACAGATGGGCATAATGAAAGTTATTCTTCAGGAGGCGGACCGTCAGGTTCCCCGGGAATGCTATGGTACAATGTATTAGGTAATGAA